CAGCAAATGGCGGCGAAGGACGAACAATTAGCAGCAAAGGACCGTCAAATCGAGCAGTTGATTAAGAAACCGAGGACCGTGAACAACACCACCAACCACCGTTACGTGGTTGAGCAGCACATTAACGTCTTTGGCAAGGAGTCGATCAATCATATCACCCCTGCACAGATCCGTTCACTACTGGCCGACCCGGTGAATGCGGTGCCTCAGTTCATAAAGTTAAAGTACCGGAGGGCACCGGGTGGTGTGAACAACAACGTGCGGATTCCTAATCAGAAGCGTGCTATCTACCAGGTGGTAGTGGTGGGCGAAGATGGGGAGAAGCAGTGGGAGAATCAGGCGAAGGGAGATGTTTTGGAGCAGCTTTACGATGACAATTCAGGCGAGTTGGAGATTGAGGCGGACGAGGATACGCGTGAGGGGTTACGTTTTCTGAATCATCAGGATAAGGTGAAGGAGAGTGCGAGTGGTAGTGATGGTGGGCGGCGGTACAAGGAGCAACTTGACAAGATTCATTGTGTGATTAGTAATTAAAACCTTGTTATACTAATATATGCTGGACGCAAGTAATGTTTTGAGTTTTCTTTTTGCTAGTTTTGTGTCATTGTTTTCTGTGACTTATAGTTTGAGACTTCCTTATCGTTTGACCAATAGCACACTTGTGAAAGAATATTATGAAACAAATTATGTGACGAATGTGCCTTTCGATATTTTTTTTATTGCTTGTTATTTGATTGTAGCATTTCAGGTAGCCAGTAAGTTAAAAATGAAGACGTATCTTCAAAGAATTTTGATAGTTGGGCTTACAACTGCAATTTTGACAGCAACATTTTGCTATTTTTTTAAGTCACGCCCGGTGACTAGTAGTTTTTTTTCAAGGTGGTTTCACACAGTTGGGTACACTAGTGTAGTTTATGATGTGATACTTCTGATGACAGTGTTTGTCGTGTATTCGTACATGTGTGAAGCATCCTCTCCGAGATCTAGCATTGATTAGGAAGCTGAGTGATGTGGGTGTACAAGTGAACCAAGTCACTAACAGATTCACCGTTGGGCACAGCGGGTTGTGGGTTGCTGCCCCCCAAAAGATAAGGATGTTCGACTTCTGTTTTGGCGAGCGTGGCGAGGATGACAAGGCAGCCGACACATGAGACTCTGTCACTCCGTGACCGCTCCATATGCGATCACGTTGATCAGGAAAATTTCGCGGTCTTCAAGTTCTTCTATTACAAGGCGTAAAGCTTGAAAATCCTTGGTGCGAATAAAGTCACAGAACTTTGTCTTGTCAAAGTAGTGCGATTGCATCCCTCCCTCAGAAACTTCTGTGGTGATCAAACTCTTCAAGACGGTGTAGACGTTGTCCTTCATGTCGTTGCATCGGTTCGTTGCAATTTCTTCTGCGAGTAACTTCGCATCAGGATGCAACATATACCCAGAACTCAGTGCTTCTATTTCCTCGGGGGTCAGCTCTTCGTCATTCTGTATTCGTCCCAGCATTCGCGTGGTTGCTGGTTCGTCAGAGACCTCGTACTACGTTCGTTCACGCTTCGTTCACGCCCCCATGTAAAATGCGCAACTTCTAAGCTAGATTGAGTAAGCCTCGTCAAGTAAACCTGGTATATTGGAATCTTTCAGTGGATAAAATCGCGAAACTGGTGTGTGCGAGGTTCCATGTATGTAAGTGGATGGTGGCAGGAAGTCGGAGTTGGTGTTCTCTTGGATGAACTTGTAATTCGACAGATGAGGATGAGAGTGTTTCAAGCGCTCTTTTTGTCTTGAGCAGCTAGAAACAATTTGTTTTTTCAAGTTATCTATTTCATCTTTTAAAGCAAAAGTTTTTTTCATAAATCTCGTTTTAAATTTATCACCATTTGTGTCCAGATCAAGTTGTATAGCATTCATATTTTTGTGAATGATCTTTTCATTTTGTTTTGCGATTTTCAGCAGAGGGTTTTCTTGTTGTATCACATTTTGTGACTCGATAACTGCGTCACCACCAAAAGCTGAAGATTCTGGAATTATGATTTTGTGTTTGCGTAGATTTTGCATGTCACGTCGTGAGGGTATGATACAACCAATTTTATCCGTCTGGATTCCAGTGACAATTTTTTGAATAATTGAAAAAGAATTGCGTATAATTTGCATTCTTCGAGAGTGATTTTTCTGTGTGATCGCCTCCATTTCTTGTATCAAGCTGTTATGTGTGTTTTCTGTGTCAATTTGCAGAGGATTTAGTAACAGGTAAAGTAAAGCTAGAACAAATATGATAAAAAAAATAGGTGTTAGAAAATACTTCAACATTTGATTTTAAGTATCATTTTTTTTTGTCGCATACGGCCTATTGAACACCAGGACGATTTTTCACAGAGTATCTCGTTGACCGATAATATCCCTAGCGAATTTTGCGCCATCACCTGGTTTAGCTTGACTATAAACTCGCTCATTTGTGAAAAGTACTTAAAGATTTGGTTCAGATATTAATGTCAAATTTTGAAATGATGTTTGAGGAAGAAGAGTTAGGATTTTCAAAATGTCATAGAATTCTTGACACTCGCCTTTTAAATTTTATTCAACAAACAGCTATGCAACTTAATGATCCGGAATTGAAACGCTATCCTTCGTTTCGATTTCCTGGCGGTATGCCAATTACAGTGGAATCACGTCATACTAATGCCATCCGGACAGGGAATTATTTGTTTACAGCAAAAGCAGATGGTATTCGAGTATTGCTCTTATTCTTGCACTATTATATTGAGGGAGACTGGAGAAATCTCTGTGTTATGCTAGCTCGTGATGGCTCATCTCATTTGCTTAAGGTGAATGCTCCACCAGAATTGAATGAGAACGGTGGCAGTCTTTTTGATTGTGAGTTAGTTCAAACAAATAACGGGTGGATGCACCTGCTTTTGTTCGATTGCTATTCGTATAAGGGTGTAAATTTGCGTCAATTGCAATTGAATCGACGGTTTGCCCGATGTGAAAAACTTGCAGAAACTTGTGTTCATGAAGAAAGTAATTCTGTTATCATAACATCAAAACCATATTTTAACCTCAGCAAAGAAAATCTTGATACAGCAGTTGGATTTTTGCAGAACAAGCATTACCTTCCATATCAAACTGATGGGATTGTGCTGGTGCCACCAGGGAAAGTAAGTTGCATTCATGGCAGGGATGAAACACAGTTCAAACTAAAAACGAATCATACAGTAGATCTAATATTGTTACAAGATACAGATGATGAAGACAAACCATACTACCTTGCCTCCTATGACGATACGGACGATTCCTACATAATAAAACAACAAGTCTCTGAGGAGGAATATGCTTCTTACAGTGTGAACACCATATTTGAATGTAACGTAACAAATGTGGATGACATACATACATTTTCAGCAGTAAAAGTACGATCTGACAAGACACATCCAAATAGTGAGACTGTTGTCAAGCGTACACTGAGAACCATTGCGGACAACATCGGACCAGAAGCTCTGATGGTGTCGTGAGTTCTTAAAAAAAGTTCAATTGCTTCTCCATTTGCGAAGTTTCGAGGTCACCAAGTGGAGTCAGTGGGCTGCCAATGTTGCGTAAAGAGGTGAAGATTGTCGGCGAAGTTGGCGAAGAACAAGACTGCATTTCTTGAAGCGCACTGGCCACATGTTTGTCTGCTTCATAGTCTTCAGACTCTTCAGCTAGCGTTCCTGTGATCCCGAGAATACACGTGTAGAGTTTTTGCCACGCGTCTGGTGTGTTCTGCACCGTCGTCAAGGTCCTTTGCCGCTGCTGAACCACAAGCTCTGCCTCAGCATCTGTCGTGCTGACTATGGTGATTGAACGTGTCCCGGGGTTATCGTGATTGTTCACCACCTGGTAGAAGAGATTTGATTTATTGTCCACCGTATCCAGAAGCAACGTACACAATTCAAGCACGACGGCATCCGGTGCTGTATTTTCAAGGCAGAGCTCCACTATGTCTGTCACTGTTGTTTGTTGTTGATAATGCGTGCCTTTACGATTGAATACAATGTAATGGTGACGAACTTTCATTGTTTCCAAGGGTGGTAGCCGAAGAGCGGCCAGGGAGACCATCAAATCGTGTGATGAACTGGTGCGCGCGCCTTGATGGTCCACGTGTGGATAGTTAGTAACTAGCAAAAACGATTTAAAAACAAGAGTATTAGTTGCAGTGGTAATCTTTCATGATTCGTCCAAATGAGTTTGATTTGTGTTTGATTGAGAATGATATTGTTTATGCGAGTAACACAGTTTTGAATAATCAGTGGGTTGGAGGATTGTTTGCAAAGGTCGATATTAACGAAAGAGAAGTTTTGTGTGATTATACAGGGATAATACTAAGTCCAACTGAGGCAAAGCTTTCTAGCTCTGAATATCTATTTTCCGTTCGTGATCCTAAAGACATGCGACGAAGAAAAGTGGTTGATGGAGATCCGCAAAAAAGTTCGAATATAGCAGCTTATGCAAATTACAGTGAGCATATGTATGCAAACGCAATTTTCATTGACCAAACAACAAAAAATGCGACGTGCAAAATAGTTTTGGTTTCAAAGGAGTTTATTCCTGCAGGATGTGAAATAAGAGTTGATTACGATATGGGTTCATCCACGCATCCTTTCAGAGATTCGATGATTCTCAAAGGTATATTTGATCGTAACACAAGTTACAAAGAAACGATTTGGAATTATCCTGGTCGGTGTCAGTGTTAATTTACACCTACTTTGCCTCAGACAGCTCGCCAGATGGAAGTTCTGGCTCGAAAGAGCGTCTAGCTAAATGGTCGATTGTTGTGTTAGAGAAACTATTGTTTTCCATATTTAAAATTTTGGGGTTCGGCAATTCGGATCTAAGATCATAGCTCGCATTTCTCATTGTGTTTGATGTGGTATCTCTTCCTAAGCTCCAGCCGGCGTTCAGAAAATTAATGCTCTGCAGTTTTTCAGGAGAAATTGTCATAAAATCACTGTCAGTCATTGCCGCGTTATCCGAGGGCAATAATGACGTGCTTATCATTTCGGGTGGCGATACTTTGCAAACATCATCAGGGTTTCTCGATTTCACGCCTTCAGCATCCGCATATATATCATCTGTATACTTCATAAGTCCAGTACCAACTGGTTCTTGTGTCGCTTCTGGTCCCATATCTAATGGTCCACTATTCTTTACACCTGGGTTCGCAAGCTTAAGAAACACGAGGGCGACAAGACCTGCTCCAACGAATTCACCTAGTGATTGCATATGATACTTATGTCATAGAAAAAAAAAGTGCGGCTTAATAACTCAATGAAATTTATAAAATAATATTATATGCCATCCAGCAAGGTTGTTAAGATTAGCGAATCCGGTCCATCTGAGGTACTCCTAAGCACTCCCGAAAGTGTGCAACCAAAGTTAAGATTCGCGAAATCGGAGTATCCGTTGATACAAACAAGTGAGTTGACTTACTCTCATGATAACGACATGATTGAATTTTTCTGCACCCCAGAACACGCCGATTACATTCATCAGATAGATGACATTTTGTGTACTAAAATTTCTGAGAATTCAGAAGAGTGGTTCGGACAGAAGATTACATACGATCAAATAGAAAGAATGTTTCGTCCTACGCTTATTGGCGGAAAGAATCCACGCCAAAGTGTTCATGCATCGAATTTTAAAGCTTTTGATGCCAACACCAAGCCAACCAATGCCTTTCCTCCGAGTGGAAGCGGAATATTCATCATCAAATTAGATGGAGTGAATTTTGAGGAAAAGGTGTGTGAAGCAAAGTGGTCATTAATTCAGGCGAAAGAGTGTGTACCAGTTTCTCCACCATCACCACCATTATTTGTTTAATCACCTAGTTTCTTATATAAAATATAAACTTGTATGTAATGAATCAGAGGTCAAGTGATTTTGCAAGCTCATGCTCCAACGCTGAAATGCCATTGACAACACAAAGTTTCGACTGAGCAGTCATGGAATCGGTAACATTCGTCTTCTGTGCGCAACCAAGTGTTTTATGTAAAACACCATCCATAATATTCTTCCTCTCCTCGTCGAACTTTTCTTTCGTGATATTTCTGGTGTCATATGACATCTTCAATTCATCAAGCCTCGAGGTAATGTCCGACATCTCTTTGTTCAGTGCTTTCATTGCTGTATTTTGCATCTCAATCTCGTCTATGCACGTATTCCTTGCGTCTACCAGGAACGGAACGATCAGCTCATACAGAAGACGAATAGCCAATCCAGGAAATTCCTCTCCTCCCCTTTCCTTAATTACTAGGCCAGCGCGTGCGTTTATTCCGGTGCGAACCTGCTGCAAAGCCCAGTCGAAAATGAACTTCATGCTGGGCAGTCCAAGATTGCGGCAATATTCTTTCTTCATAATAACGTCATTCGCAATTTTGATTGGCTTTGCACGCGTGTGTCCATTCACTCTTCTTGGTGAGAATGACTTCCATGAAACTCTTGGTGAGAATTCGGTAGGTGCTAATGTCGTAGTATGATTCCATTTGTATTCGACAGCTTCAAAAAAGCTGCGAATGACATACGTTTCCGTATCGACATCTCCGAGTATCCAATCCTGTAAATTGTCCTTATTGCCTTTGCTCGTTTGGTGTGCGAACTTGGCCTTTGATTGCGGCGAGCCCGCGAAAGCGAACAACGTGCTAGCCACTTCTTGAACTGCTGGAGGTTGAAGTTGCTCCAGAGCATGATCGATCATATCCTCGTTGCATAATAGATCGACACTATGAGTCGTTTCGTTACGACCTCCATCATCCGGGGGGTCTTGATCAAATGTACTTGTAACTGGTGCTTTTTTGCCGCGCTTCAACCCACTGCTGGGACAACTTGTGGGCCTCTTCTTCACACTTTTGCAAGCTTTCTCCATCTCATTCTTGCGAATTATCTCATCATTGGGCGTCTTCGCTTTATTGAAAACTTCGCTGAGCACCGCATCCTCACTTTCAGTAAGCCCTTCACCCTCTTGGATGCACAGTTGCTCGTAACTTTCTTTCTTCATCCGTGTCAGGCTGCCCTTTCCCTCATTTGTCGCACTCAATCCTGGCACAGCGACAAGTGCGCCTGTGAATTGTAGTCCCACCTCAGAATAAAAGCTCTTGAGATCGTTGAACTTCGATTGTAGTGCCTTATGCATTTTCTGCATCTTCAATATCATTGAGTGCTCAATATCATAACTCGTGAACCCCTCTCTGAATGCCACTTTCTTCTCTTTCAAGTCAATGGGAACGGATGTCACACCGGCAACCTTGACGACGTGTGGGGCGACGATTTCGGTGGCGTAGACCAGTGACTGGACATTGGGTGTATCTGCAGATTCCACGACAGATGCAGTTGCGATTGGCAACAAATCGACTGGAACTACCGCACTTGGGAACTGTGTACTCTGTGATTCGGTCATGTGTACTCTCGCGCTCCTACCTGGCGCGCTTCCCAGTTTCAGTCCACGTGTGGCACGTGCCTGGGGAGGGAGCGGGGGGGGGTATTTACAGGAAGCAGATCCACGCGACTGGTCCCTTGTGGTCGTTTTTTTGAAAGCAAGAGAATTGCACGACCCACGAGACCAGACAAATGGGCAGACCTGTTGCATCCCGGTTTCAGTGCGCGTTCCCTGGATGCGTGAAAACTTATGCCGCAACAGACGCCGTGCGTAAGCACGCCTTAAAGGAGCATGATGTGTGGCTCAAACGCCTGGATGCAACGTATAAGTTGTTCAAGTACCAACACCCTCAGGCGCCAAACAAACACGCAACGGAATTCTCGTACTGCATTGCACTGAACCCGGCGCAAGAGGACGTGAAGGAGGACGTGCCGGTAGTGGAGGTGAAGGAGGACGTGCCGGTGGTGGAGGTGAAGGAGAAGGACGTGCTGGTGGTGAACGAGGAGAATGATAAGGATTTTCTCCGCGTGGTAATGTGGATTCTCTACAATCGCATCACCGAGAGTGTTGTGGAGAACAAAGACCCGGCGTGGTCAGTGGGAGATCCTCCCAGTGGTAGCACGGTCTTTGACGAACCGTTCATCAGTGAGCCTGCAAGGCCTGGATGGCAGGTGGATATTGACATCCCACTGCCCCTCCTGGAGGAATGTTAGTCGAGGCAGTGAGAGGAGGCAGCTATTCCAGCGCTACCCCACGTGTGCATGAATTGGGTAAAAAGTGCCAAGTCTTACTGATAAATAGAACCGAGTGTGACTTTCATCTTTTTGAGTTGGGCATAACAATATCGACCAGGTTTTGAAATGTTAATGGTGAGTCGTTAGTTTCTTCTATTAGGTGAAGCTGAGAGGAAGGGAACATAGCTTTCAAATATGGTTCGTTTCTTTTCAATTCATCTTTATTTAACAAAAAATTCTTGTCAGAGTCGAAATCTTTGAATAGCTGCATTAATTGAAAGATTCCTTGCTCCCGATTTAATTTTTGGTGTCTATCATTCTCTGATTTCAATTTGTCGTAATTGGTCTTGAGTTTTTGCATGAAATTTTCGGTCGAATCACCTACCGATTTCACTGCTTGTGTGACGATTTCAATGTCATCTTGTAATCCATTTTTTAATTGCTCAAGTTCTTTGTTATTCGATTCAAGGTCAGCATTTAAATCTCGAAGTGTACCATTTTCATGTTCTAAAGAACTAACAGAATTCTCCAAATCTTTCGCGACCTGAAATCGTTTTATCACAACAGACGAGATTGTGACACAAATTCCAGCTAAAAAATATCCTGTGCCGCAGATTATTCCACCGCCAATTGTTGTAACGATGCCAGCAAGAAGTAGACAAGAAATAAAGACGAATCCACATCCAGAGGCAGCCAACTTCATTTTTTTCTCCGCTTCCATCATTTCCATTATTTTTATATATCTTAATATTAATAAATGCAACAACTGCCATGGAATTTAATTTCTGTACCAAGCGATGGGCGTTGTGCGATACATGCAACCGCGGTAGCATGTGGTTTCAAAGTTTGTGAAGATATTCAATCTGAATTATTAAAATATTATGAAGACACGCCATCACAAAAGCTGATACAAGATTTGATAACGTCTGGTGATTTTTGCAATGATACAAACATTAAGGAATTCGGCGATGCACACATAGCTAACCCTTTGAATTTTGCCGATTTTATCAAAGAAAAATCTCCATGGGTAAACCAGGTTTTAACATTTGAATGTTCAAATGCAACGGAAATTGGGCTCACAGCTCGGCACACTTGTCCTCACCAAAAAGTCTTAGCTTTTGTACACAAAAGTGCAAACCGCCATCTCGACACAACACACTTGGTAAATGAACGTAAAACAGTCATTTTTCTGAATGCAAATTTCCACTGGTTTGTTTTGTTGCCCATCGAGCAAGCGACTGGTAGTATTACAAATATACCATGTTTGTAGTGATGGTATCCAAAGGGA